ATGATGGTGGTGGAGACAAGATCCAAGTAGGTGACATTATCGAGTTTGGTGATATTTCTGGTAACTTCAATGCAGCTCCTTCTGGTCAATATTACAAAGTAACAAATAACTCATCAGGAACTTTAACAATTGCTAGATTTAATCAAGCAACTGGTAAAACTGAAACAGGCGGTCTAAGACAGGCTGTAGCAGACAATGCATACTTTAGAAGATTTTGGGAATACTATTTCAACTTCTCAGCTGCACCAACTACTACAGATGATGTCTCAAACGCAGGTGGTTCTAATGATGAATTACACATTGCTATTGTTGACGAAGATGGCGGTATTTCAGGCACAGCAGGTACTATATTAGAAACATTTGAAGGATTATCACAAGCGTCAGACGCTAAAGATGCTCAAGGTGATTCCAACTATTATGTTGATGTTCTATACAATAGAAGTCAATATATTTACTGGATGGACCACGAGACAACTTTGGCAAACGCAGGTAGTTCAAAAGTAGGTCAAACATTTGACAATGCAGGCACACAATCAATATCAGTATTCAGTTCTAGTTTAGCAGGTGGTACAGACGACAACGCACCAACAAACGCTGAATTAGCATTGGGTTATGATAAGTTTGCTGACACTGCTTCTGTTGAAGTAAACTTACTAATGACAGGTCCTTCTCAAACGAGTGCAGACGCAACTGGAGATACTTTAGCAACAAAAGTTATTGACATTGCAGAAGCGAGAAAAGATTTGGTAGCATTTATTTCGCCTGCTAGAGCAGACGTTGTAAACGTTTCAGATCCTATCGCACAAACTGTAAATGTTAAAGCATTTGCTGATGGTCTTCCTTCTAGTTCATATGCAGTTATTGATAGTGGTTACAAATACATGTACGACAAATACAATGGTGTGTACAGATTTGTTCCATTAAACGGTGACATTGCAGGTTTATGTGCTAGAACAGATACAGTTGCTGACCCATTCTTCTCACCTGCTGGATTCACTAGAGGTCAAATTAGAGGCGCAGTTAAACTTGCCTTTGATCCTAACCAGACACAAAGAGACGACTTATACAAAGCAAGAGTAAATCCTGTGGTAACATTCCCAGGACAAGGTACTGTATTGTTTGGTGATAAGACTGCTCAGTCTAAACCTAGTGCATTTGATAGAATTAACGTTAGACGTTTATTCTTAACTTTAGAGAAAGCAATATCAACTGCTGCTAAATTCCAACTCTTTGAGTTCAATGATGAGTTCACTAGAGCGAATTTCAGAAACTTGGTAGAACCTTTCCTTAGAGACATACAAGGTAGAAGAGGTATCACAGACTTTAAAGTAGTATGTGATGAAACAAACAATGTTAGTGCGGTTATAGATAGAAACGAATTTGTTGCTGATATCTTTATCAAACCAAATCGTTCTATTAACTTCATTAAACTTAACTTCGTTGCTACAAGAACAGGCGTTGCCTTTTCTGAAGTAGCAGGCGCATAGAAAGGAGATAGAAAATGGCAAACGTATCAGATTTCGTCTCTAAATTAAAAGGCGGCGGAGCAAGACAAAACCAGTTTAAGGTTACTATGCCTTTCCCTGGTTTCGCAGCTGTAGGTGGCGAAACAGAAAACATGGCGTTTTTATGTTCAGCTACTCAGTTGCCTAGTTCTGAGTTAGGTGAATTAACCGTTAACTTTAGAGGTAGACCAATATACATGGCGGGTGATAGAACGTTCCAAACTTGGACAACAACTATCATCAACGATACTTCTTTTGATATCAGAAATGCTATTGAAAGATGGTCAAATGGTATTAACAACCATAGCGACAACGAAGGTCTTAACAACCCAACTGACTATCAAGTGGACGCATTTGTTGACCACTTAGATAGAAATGGTAATAATATTAAGTCATATACATTTAGAGGATTATTTCCTATAACTGTAGGACAAGTTGACTTAAACTATGACCAAGTTAGTACGTTAGAGACATTTGAGTGTACATGGAGATACCAATATTGGGAATCAAACACTACAACGTAATGTTGTGAAGTTTATGGCGCTGCTTTTGTGGCGCCATAAATAATAATAAAATGAAAAGGAGAATGTAGTGGCAGAGTTTTTTGGCTTCGAAATCAAAAGAGCAAGTAAGACTTCCAACAGTCAAACGTTTACAGCACCAACAGCAGATGATGGTGTACAAACGATTATGGGTGGCGGTCATTACGGCACTTATTTAGATATAGAAGGAAAAGTAAATAACGAGGCAGACTTAATCAGAAGGTATAGAGAGGTTGCAATGCAACCTGAGTGTGACCAGGCGATTGAAGATGTTATCAATGAAGCAATAGTCATTGATGACAATAGAGAAACAATCCGTCTGAACATGCACAGCGTACCTTTTTCAACATCAATCAAAAAAAAGATAGAAGAAGAATTTAACAATATTCTTTCGTTATTGGAGTTTGAACAAAAAGGGCATGACATATTTCGTAGATGGTATGTTGATGGTAGAATAGTCTATCATAAAATTATAGACCCTAAAGCAATTAAAGACGGTATTACAGAAATAAGATATATTGATCCTAGAAAAATTAAGAAAGTTAGAAAACCTAAAAAGACAGACGACCAAACTTTCAAACCTAAGGATCCTAATAGACCACCAGTTGTAGATTTTGAAGAATTTTATATCTACAATGAAAAAGGTGTACAACCAGGTGCAAGTTCGACACAAGGTTTAGCGATTAGTAAAGATAGTATCGCATTTTGTCCTAGTGGTATGATAGACCAACAAAGAAACATGATACTATCACACTTACATAAGGCAATCAAACCTGTCAATCAATTAAGAATGATTGAAGATAGTATTGTAATATACAGAATATCCAGAGCGCCTGAAAGAAGAATTTTTTACATTGATGTAGGTAACTTACCTAAACAAAAGGCAGAGCAATACCTAAAAGATGTAATGAACAGATATAGAAACAAACTTGTATATGACGCAAGTACAGGTGAGATAAGAGACGATAGACAATACATGTCTATGTTAGAAGACTTTTGGTTACCAAGACGAGAAGGTGGTAGAGGTACAGAAATTACTACACTACCAGGTGGTTCTAACTTAGGTGAAGTAGAAGATATCAAATACTTTCAAAAGAAACTGTACAAGTCTTTAAATGTTCCTGTATCCAGATTAGAAGCAGAAGGTAGTTTCAATATGGGTAGAGCGACTGAAATCAATAGAGACGAATTAAAGTTTAGTAAGTTTGTTGATAGACTAAGAACAAGATTTAATAATTTATTCCATGATTTATTGAAAACACAATTAATCTTAAAAGGTATTGTAACAATAGAAGATTGGGAAAATAGTCTTGCAAGAACAATAAGATACAACTATGTTAATGATGGTTATTATGCAGAAATCAAAGAGAGCGAAATGTTTAAAGAAAGAATGGAAATATATCGTAACTTAAAAGATAGTGAAATGATTGGTAACATTTATTCTAAAGAGTGGGCGATGAAGAACGTTTTAAAAATGACTGACATTGATATACAAGATGAAAAATCTAAAATAGAAAAAGAACAGGAGGCGGAAGCGCCACCAGAAGGAGAAGATGATGACACAGGACAATTCTAACCCAACTAGAGATATGATTGACGCTTTAGCAAAAGATGATACCGTAGCTGCTGAGAAGGCAGTTAAGGCAGCATTAAGCACTAAAGTAGGAAACGAATTAGACGACAAACGTAAAGACGTTGCGTCAACTATCATGGCGAAGGAACCAGAAAATGATAACGCTGAGCAATCTACGGAAATTGACGACTGAAAAAAAAGACCATAAAAGGTCACCAGCGTACAAAAAACTAGCGCCTAAATTAAAAGACGCAGTTGATGACGTATATGTTCAGATGGAAAAAAGACCTGGTAAAGTATTGATGAATTTTAGTAGAGTATTAAAAGATATGACTAAAAAATATAAAGTACAACAAAAAGATATCGAAGCCTATTTCAAAAAAGAAACTGGCATAACCATATAAACAAAAAGGAGTAGAAATGGCGGTAGTAAATAAAAGAACATTAGTTGATAGTGGAACTAGACATGTGGTCATGTTTGAAATCAACAATGCAACAAATGACGCAGTACAAGTTATTGACGCAAGTGCATTGAGAGGACATGACAGTAACCCAACACTAGACATATCAGCAATTAAATGGAACACAACAGCAGCAACAAGTGATGTTGCAATAGAATTTGATGCTAGTACAGATGACCATGCTATATCACTACATGGTAGTGGCGAGTATGGGTATCACGGCAAACAACCAAATATCACAAACCCAGAGAGTTCTGGTGTTACAGGTGATATAGTAATTACAAACAGCAGTGCTGTAACAGGTACATTCATAATCGAAGTTAAAAAGACTAAGGGTTATGATAACTCAGGACAAACAAGATAATGGCTGATACAGTTACATCACAAACTATAACAGACGTTACAGGTTCTAAAACTGTAATGAAGTTTACCAACAAATCTGATGGTACAGGAGAGAGTTTAGTAGAGAAGATGACAAGTGCAAGTTTAAATCACTTGTCAACTTCTACTAAGATTGCTAGAGTGATTTATAGTGTAAACACTACGGACCCTAAGGGGTCCGTAGAAATCCTATTTGAAGGAACTACTAACGCAACTGCTATGTTTTTATCTGGTCAAGGCACAATAGACTTACAAACGCCTGCTATACAGATAGCAAACAATGCAGGAACACCAACTGGTGATATACTATTCTCAACACATAATTTTGTGTCAGGAGACAGTTATACCATCATTTTAGAAGTAAGATAATATAAATAGGACTAAAGGGAAAAGATATGAAACTAATTACAGAGGAACTTACAAACGTTCAGTTGATTGCAGAAGCAGACGAGAACGGCAAAAAGTCTCATAAAATCAAAGGGATATTCATGCAAGCGAATATTAAGAACCGTAATGGTCGTGTCTATCCTCAGGAAATACTAGAAAAAGAAGTTAACAGATATAGAAAAGAATTTATCGACAAAAAAAGAGCATTTGGTGAGTTAGGACATCCTGACGGACCAACTGTAAACTTAGAGAGGGTATCACACTTAATTACTAAATTAGAAGGCGACGGCAAAGGTAACTATGTCGGCGAAGCAAAAGTTACAGATACACCTTATT